ATCGGCAGCGCAAAAAGCTACGCCAAACGCTACCTCGCGGAAGGCTTGTGCAACATCGTGCGCAAAGGCGAGGACGACGACGGCAAACGAGCGGTGCCCAAGGCGATCACGCCAGCGCAGGCAACCGAGCTACGCACGCTGCTCAAGGCGATCAAAACTCAGCCCGACACGTTTCTGCGGCTATTCGTCACCGGCTGCGAGAAGATCGAGGAAATTCAGGAGCGGGATTATCCGCGCCTGATTAACGCGCTGAAAGAGAAGCAGCGCTCCATGACGGGGGAGAAGAAATGAGAATCATCTTCACAGTGTTGCTTCTGTCCGCGCTTGCATCCTGTCCGCGAACGGGTGAAGCGATAACGCCGCACAACTACACGCCGATCCCGAAGAAACAAATCGGATGCGTTGCGGTTCAAGTGTGTGGGACCTGTACCGACGACAGAGGCCGTACCTATCCCTGTAGTTGCCACATGGAGTGCCTTCCGGGCACTCACTGAGGAGGAAGCAATGACGCTGCACCACGAAACATTCGGCTACCTCAAACCCAACGACGAGCAAATGGATGCGATGGAGGACATGCGGTCGGCGTTCCGCACGCTCGCCGCGGCTATTGGGGAAATCTTGCCGGAAGGCCCGGACAAAACCTACATCCTGCGAACTCTGCGCACCGCCGCCATGTGGGCGAACGTCGCCATCACCCGATACCCGGACGGAGCACCGCGCGATGGGTCCAGGCCCGAGCCTCCCGACTACCCGCCCGGTCATTCCGCACCGGGCGACCTCGGAAGCACGCCGCTGTGAGAAAGTCCTATCGCTTCACGATCAGCGGTCACGGTGCCGAGGGCGCGACGTTCGAGGCCACGAACTCGCTGCTGTGCGAGTTCGCCGACACTTTCCAAGAGGCGATGATCGACACGTTCCGGCAGCTGACGAATGGCAAAGCCATCTACACCTCGCCCGGTGTCGGTTGTCGCGGCCCCTACACGATCAAGCGCGTGCTAATCGAAGAGTTGATGCAATGATCACCGAGGACAGAGACGTATATCTGGCCAAGTGCAAGAAGCGAGCGCTGGAATATCTCGACCGAGGCGAGGTGGCGAACGCAATCGCGTCGATAGGCTCGGACCTATCGAAGCACGAGGATTTCAAAGGCGTGGCCGAAAAGATGATGCCCGTGGGGCTGTTCTTTGCAATGAGCAACGATGCCTACGAGGCTCGCCGCTTCATCGTGGGGTTCAGATGAACGACGACACAAGATTGTTTGATCTCGCCGCCGAGGTGCGCGGCGAGACGCCCCAAGCCTACCGCTTGTTCGACGGCAAGATCAGCGCGTGGGTGCCGAAATCTCAGGTCGAGAACAACGGCGACGGCACGTTCACGATGCCGGAATGGCTCGCCAAGGATAAGGGATTCCTCTGACATGACGGAACCAGTCGAACGCTATTTGGGTGATGGTCTCTACGCATCTTTCGATGGGTTTATGATCACGCTCCGCGCTCCACGCGAGCATGGTGAGCATTGGGTGGGGCTTGAGCCGCAAGTCTTTGCAGAGCTGCTGCGCTTCGTTGAGGAGGACTGCGGCATATCGCTCCGCAAGAGGGAACCCGAATGATGGGCGCGCGGCTGACCCTTCGTCTCGATGCACCGCCCCTGGCGTGGGGTAGACCGGACAGTCCACGGCGACCGCTGTGTGCGATCTGTCATGGGGCACTGCCCGAGGTGCCGGTGATGATGTTCACCGAAGACGGTTGGGCCGCGAATTTCTGTGACAAATGTTTCAAGCGCTGGTTCATCGTGAAGGAGGGGGAATGAGCAAAATCCACCGAGTCGATCAGGGATCGGCTGAGTGGCACGCGCTGCGCATCGGTGTGCCGACCTCCAGCATGTTTCACAAGATCATCACACCGACCGGCAAGCCGTCCGCACAGGCGCGCGGGTACATGTACCGGTTAATCGCTGAGCGGCTGCTCAATGAGCAGATGGAGGACGGGGCCGACCGGATGGAGTGGGTCGAGCGCGGCAAGATCGAGCAGCCAAACGCAGCCGCCCAGCTCCAGTTCACCCACAACCTTGAGCTCGAGCCCGTCGGCTTTGTCACCGATGATCGGGGACGCCTCGGGTGCTCGCCGGACATGCTGGCCAAAGGTGGCCGCGAGTCGGTCGAGATCAAATGCCCGATGCCCTGGACCCAGATTTCGTACTTGCTTGACGGCTTGGGCAACGACTATCGCCCCCAAGTGCAAGGCCAGCTGTTCATCGGTGAGTTCGAGCGAGGGCATTTCTACAGCTGGCATCCGAGGATGCCGCCGTTCTACCTCAGAACGGTACGTGATGACCGCTACATCCAGCTGATGGAACCGATGCTCCACAGCTTTTTGGACGAGCTGGATTTCGAGACCGAGCGCGCCCGAAAGATGGGGTCGTACGCAGTCTATGCGCAGCTGACGACTGCCAAGAACCCTCTCGATCCAATGTGGGCGATCTGATGGTTCGTTTGCGGGCGCATCAGCTTGTCCGCTACAATGCCATGTGTCGCGCAATCGACGCCGCCCATAAGGTGGACGAGGTGAAGGACATCCGTGACAAGGCCATTGCGCTCGAACATTACGCGCGGCAGGCGCTGAACACCGATGCCGAGCGGCAGGCGCGTGAGATCAGACTTCGTGCTGAGCGCAAAGCTGGGCAATTGCTGGCGAAGATGCCCAAGCGGCATGGTGCTCGTGATGGCAAGAAAACGGGGTCGTCTCAGACGACCCCGTTGTCCGATCTCGGCATCAGTAAGGACCAATCTTCGCAATGGCAGCGGCTTGGTGCGATACCGCAGCGTGACTTCGACCTTGCCATCGGCGCAAGCGTGCTACCACCTACGGCGAAAGGGATTTTGCGAGAAGCCGAGCCGCCGAAGGAAAGGCTTCGCGGTGTATCTGGCGATCCTGTAAGTTCAGAGGCGCTGTGGCTGTGGGGCCGCCTGCTCGATTTCGAGCGTGACGGCCTGCTCGCCAAAACACCAAAACAGCTATTGCAAACGATGACCGCGCCGATGCTTGATGATGTTCATCGATTAGCACCGAGAGTTGCTATTTGGCTCAAACAGATAGGGGCCACGAAATGACCAGAGAGGAAAGTCAACTCGCCGAAATCGTGGCTCGCATCATCGAAGCTCGGCGAGACTATGTGGTAATCAATCCAAACTGGATCGCAACTGAAGCGCTGAAAGAAATTGATCCAAGCAGTCGTTCGGTGGCGCTGGTTCGGCTCGGATGTCACCTGCAATTGCGGCAAATTGCTCGCCAACAATGCCGCAAGCTGTTCGAGGACAGCGAGGAGGACGATGAGCCGCGGTTTGCGGGGTTCGAGGGTCTACAGTGGCGCTATCCGACTGCGCATTCGAAGAGGGAAAGCGAGCCTGAATACATCCTCCGCGACCGCATGAGCGGCGCGGACGTTGCCTACAACGTCGCGCGTTTACGCTCCGAATCTCGCGCCAAGGCCGCACATGCCGACTTGCTTGAGGCATGGGACCGATCCCGACCCAAGGCGGCATAAGGGAGTCCTAGCGCGGGCCGTGGTGCGTTTGAGCTAGGATTGCAACCAGGAGCTAAAAGGAGGCTGGCCTATGACCGAAGCTTTTCTCGCACTCATCACCCCGCTGAACACTGGCGGGGCTCCGACACACCCCATCGCCCCCGGTGGACCGCCTCCCGGTATCTGGCCTGGACCGGGTTATCCAGGGCACCCAATTGCACCGGGCGGGGGTCCAGCCCATCCAATCGTGCTGCCGCCGGATGCGATCTCGCCGGGGGTGCCAGCGCATCCGATCTACATCCCGGTCTACCCCGCGCATCCGATAGTGATCCCACCGGGCGCGATTGCACCGGACGTCCCGACCCATCCGATTGTCCTGCCGCCAGAGATTTGGCCGTCCCCAGGCGTTCCGGCCCATCCGATCGTGCTGCCGCCGGATGCGATCTCGCCGGGGGTGCCAGCGCATCCGATCGTGCTGCCGCCGGTGCCGCCGCTGGGCATCTGGGGTCCCTACCCTGGCTTTCCGACGCCTCCGATTGCCCTCCCGCCAGGAGAGCGGCAGAAACTGATCGAGTGGAAGATTGGCTGGAGCCCGAGTACTGGATGGGTCGTCATCGGCGTTCCAAATGCACCGACTCCGGCGCCATCAACGCCACCGCCGCAACAAGCACGGCGGTGAGTGCGGTCTGAGTTGCGGGCGCTGCCCACCCCGCGCCCGAGCACAGCGGCGATAGTGGGAGCCACCAGATGCCGGCAAGGGGGCACGGCCGATGACCCGTGTTGGCAGGGTAGGCACGGCCCCCACCTTTCAAATGAGGATGAAATGACAGGCGATGCTCGACCGGGACATGCGCGCGCGCGCCCGAGCGGGCGTTGGGGAGCGCCTAAAAACGAATCGGAGCTAAGGCCATAGCCCCCCAGCCCCAAAAACGCGCCCTAGCCCCGTTCCTTCGGCTCAAACCATTTGGCATCGGGTCCGCACAAAATCGGGTTGAGGCGGGCGTCAGATGCGCCAACCACGCCTTCCTTGCCCGAAACCGGGTCGAACACCGGGATTGCGCAGTCAAGCAGATGCAGATGGCGGCAGTCCTTGCAGAGTATCGACGGCGGGGTCCGAAAATCGGTCGGCATCACCGCCTCCCGGCGAGCCAGACGACGGGCAGGCAGACCCCCACGGCATAGATCGCCAGCGCACCTAGCCGCATGGGGTCGGGCTCGATCAGCGCCGTCCAAGTCAGAGCGATCCCCCCGCCGACCGCGACCAGCACGACCAGCCGAGCTGCGAGTATCGCAGTTGCGACATTCAGAGCCCCGAGGACCCCCGCCTTCCAAGCTGTTCTGTGGATAACCTCGCGCTGGAACTCAGGCGCTGAGATCGTCGTCGTCGTCTGATTCGAGCTCGAGGGTCGTGGCGACGGATCGGGCAACTCCCTTTCGCCCACGAGCTGCATCGGTCTGGAACGCCTTGGCGTATCGTCTGACGGTACTTCCTGCGCCATCGCCCTGTGCCTTTCGCAATGCAGCGTGAGCTACTTGGATTCGCATGATGGTGTAGAGCGCCGCGACCCGCTCCTTGGGCGGAATCGGCAGCTCCTCAAGGTCGTCCAGCACCTTGTCGATCTGCTTGTCGATGCGGTTCTGACGGGTGTTGAGCGGCACCACGTTATTCGGCTTCGGCATTTGGCGTCTCCTCGGTCAAGCCCCTAACAGCCTCCCCGGCCATCCCGCCGAGACCGGCCACACTCCTCGCGCCGCCACCCCTGGCCAGGGCCGCTAGGGTTGCCAGCGTGCCGCCTGTAGCCGCGAGACCGTAAGGCCCGAGCAGATGGTAGGCCCCGTAGCCGCTAAAGGGGAGGTGTGCGTAGTGCATCGACGGGCGAACCATCTTGCCCGCGCCTCGAGCTACAGCGCTCCCGGCCAAGCCGCCGAGCGCGCCACCCAGGAGCGCCTGATTGCGCTTCGCCTCCAAAAAGTTCTCGGGACTGGCGCTTTCGCCCTCGACGGGCTGGGCGGCCGCGGCGACCGCTCCGAGCCCTACTCGTGATGGGGCTGAGAGCGTGCGCCAGGGCTGACCGGGGACATGGCCGAGAAAAGCCTCCGCGACCTCGTCCTTGGTCAGCGCCTGCCGAGTCTTGCCGACTGCTGCCGCGTAGGCGTTGGCGCGCCTAATGGCTTCTGGCCTCCCCAGCTGCGTACCAAGTTTGATCACGTCCTGGCCGCTCATCCTCGCCGCTCGATAACCGATGCTCGCGACCCGCCCCGCTGCAGCAGCCTCGGGCGCGAGCGCCAGCGAGCCGACAGCTCCGGTCACTCTGCCCGCTGTCCCGGCTGTCGATTTCTCGGTTTCGTCGCGGACGTCGTGCAACCATTTGCGCACCGCCTGCGGAACGGGGAGTTTGATGTTGGCGGCATGTTCTATCAATTGACCGATGCCCTCGATAGGATCGTAGAGCGCGCCTTGCACCACACCGCGACCGAAAGAGTACGTTGAGGACTCGCCGGAAGCGGCTTTCGCCGGCGGCTCGGCTGCAGGCGGTCCCGCCTTCTCTTTCAGGTACGCATCAGGATCAAAGGGCATTGTTATGCTCAAGTATTTGCCGAGCGCGCGGGTCTCCCGGATTCTGCCTCGCCCAGTCCACAGCTTCCTGATCGCGCGGGGCTAGCGGTGCGCTGGCACGCAGCTGTTGCTGAATGACAGCTTGCACTCGAGGATCGTTGCGAGCGGCGTAAGGACCGAGATCATCGCTGCCTGCCTTGACGTAGCCGCCATAGGTGCTGCCGCCCTTGGTGTCGCTTTCTGTCCTGGCAACACCAGTCCCGGCGACATAGCCGTTGATCAGGTTAGCCATCGGGTCCTTTTTAGCCCCAACTCCGAGCACAGCGTTGTAGCGTTGAGCCAGAGCCTTCATCCGGTCTTGTGCGAGCGCGCGCTTTTGTTCCAACTGGTCGATGACAGTGCTTTCATCGTTCCATTTGTAGTCCAGACCCTTGTGAACTTCCGTGCGATGGCTGACCGTTGGGGCCGCTCCACTGGTCGCGCGGACAAATTCGGTGGCGACCGTTCCCAGAACCACGTCGAGTCTCGCAAACAGCGCTCGCTGTTCCGGAGTTGTGCTGTACGGTCCCAGCTTCATCCCCAGCTTCGATGCGCCCAGATATTCTCGCAGGATGCCGGGGTTCTGTTTGACCAGCTGTCGAAGGAGTGTGATTCCCTCGTCTGCGTGCATGTAGAGCGTGGCGAGCGAGGTAAAGTTTCGAGCGTCCGCGCCGTTTGCAAAACTCTGCTTCGTCCTGGCGCGAACGGCAAAGGTCGCCGTGTTGAAATCCGGGTCTACCTTGTGCCCCAGAGCGATGACTCGCTTAAGAAAGTTCAAGTTATTCCACGAGCCGGACGGAACGGCGACATCGCCGTCCACATAGGCGCGTAGATCAGCAGCCAGCTCGGGATTGTTCGCTACCTTGGAGATCGCTTTGTAGACATCCTCACCTTTGAATTTCGGATTGGCGATGATGCCATCGAGCGCCGCTTCCATTTCGTTCGCGCGCATCCGATCAATGTTCCGGATTTCCTGCGGGACCTCTTTCTGTCCTTGGATTGTCTTAATCGTGCCGTTGACCAGACCTCGCGCCCTGGCATTGACGCCTTCCTGATCCAGCGGGAGCGGCTGATTAGTGTACGGGTTGATGAAATTCCGCGCCTTGTCCAACGCTGGAGATCGTCGCGGTACAAATTCCGACTCTGGCAACCTTTCAGGCTCAGCTCGAGCTGTGGGTGCTGCAGCCGCTGCCCCTGTCGTAGCGGCCGGCGCCTCCTTTGGAGCAGGTTTCGCGCCCTCGCGCGCACGCTGCAACCACTCAGGCAACTGGGCAGGCTCGGGCGCTGCAGCTGCCGCCGCAGGCGCTCGTGCGTCGGTAGCGGTGCCGGTGTCTGCTTGTGCCAGTTGGGTCGGCTTTGCCCCAGCTGACGGCGCTGCCGCGTCCTCTGCGGACGCCAATAGTTGTTCGCTCGGCGACGGGGTTTTGGTCGTTTCGGTCGTTTCGGTCGGGGTTTCGGTCGTTTCGGTCGGGGTTTCGGCAGCCGCCTGATCGCCGGTTGCCTCGGGCGTGTCCTCGCTCGTCTCCGGGGCTTCCTTCGTCGCGGGCGGTGACGGCTCGGCTGGCCACTCGCGCTGCTTCTCACCCGGCTCGGCTTCCGGTTGGGGAGGGAGTGCCGTTCCCGGTTCTACAGTGGTAGGTGCCGGGGCTGTGCCAGCTGCGCCGTAACCCTCAAGCTGCGATCTCTGGGCTGCTGCCTCCCGCCTGAGTTTGTCGTTTCTCAGCTCAATGCCCTCAAGCTGCCTCTGCTTGATCTGCTGGGTCAGGACCTTAGTGATGTCCTGGGCGGTTGCGTGCCGCGCTTGGATCACCCGCATGACTGCTGGCAACCCTCCGCGATCCAGCACCCCCAAGATAAAATCGTCTTGAGCTGTGTGTGCGATCTCCCGAATTTCCCGGTCCAGCGCTTCGGCATCGCCGGGGACATCCTTGCCGCTGGCATCCTTGTGTGGACCGTAAGCGGCTATCGCATCAGCATAGGCGCGGTTCTCTGCCGCCTGTTTCTGAGCGATCTCTTTCGCACGAAGATTGTAATGGGCTTGATCCATCGCCGCCTTGTGGGTCTCGCCCGCTTGCCTCACTCTCCAATAGTCGGAACTGAGTCGAGCCAGCCCGTCTGCCAAAGGCGCGATCGCACCGGAACCAAAGCGGCCAAGGAATGAGGTCGAATTTTGCATGATCCCGCGCCACTCGTGCGGCTGCGGCCCATACGGACCCGGCAGGAGGCCTGGATATTTCTTCATCCCCTCTAAAACGAGATCGGCTCTGCCCAATTCATGCAATGGAGCCTTGCGATCAGACGGGATGAAAGGTTCGTGACGCGGTGGAGCCTTGTCTGCTTCTGGTGGTTTCGGCAGCGGCTCCTCTGGCTTTGGTTCCTCTGGTTGCAACGGCGGGAATCGCCCCGTCAGATCGGGAGGCGGGGTGAAAGGCGATGCCTGCTGACCGCCAGCGCCGGTCGTCCCTGGCGGCTGCTGACCGGGCGGGAACACCATGCCGCTTTCGTCAACGCTTTGCGCGCCTTGCTGCGGTTGCCCGCCAAGTTGGGCGACTAGCCCCCACAGTGGCGACCGCACAGTCAGCAAATTCTGTAGCCACGACCCGAATCCCGCTCCTGGGCTGCTTGGGGTTCCTCGCCCTTGCGGGAAATTCGGCGGCCCAATCGGGATATACGGGTCCTGCCGTGGTGGAAGCGGTTCGCGAGGCCCCACCGTTGTCATCGTTCCCGTCTCGGTAAACGGCGGCCATTGCTCTCGCGCAGATTCCTCTGGCGTCGGTCCAGGCGAAACAGGCGTCGGTTGACGCACCGGCGCGTCGTCAGGCTGATAGTTGTAGGCGAGATCGGTGAGACTCATGTCACGATATGATCCCGGCCCTCGCGCGCACACGCTCGCCTTCGTTCTTCCGGCGCTGCTCGATGATGTTCTCGAACTCGGTAGCGGGAGCGCCCCTGCGGATCATTCCGCCGCCCTCGATTTCCGCACCCCCTCCGGGGATGCGCCGAGTGATGTCCATTGCAACTTGCTGCTGCGCAGCTCGCACGCGCTGCTGTTGCTGTTTGCGATACTGTTCCGCACCGGCATGACCACCGGGTCCGCCGCCCCAGTCGTTGTAGGTTTCACCAAAACGGACAACGCGACCGCCTCGCCAGCCGACATTCGGGTCTCTGCCGCTGCCTTGGTCGGTCGCGCCGCCGATCAGATTGCTCCCTCGCATTGCCGTTTCGAGACCGGCGTTCAGCTTGGCTGCAAGCTCTGGGTTCGCCTGCAGCCTTCTGATCTCGCGACCAAGCAATCCGAAATTGACCGGGCCATAGAACCCGGAATGAATCATGTTGCGGATCGAGGTCTTGGCGTAATCGCTGCGATTGAGCAGCGACTCGGCGACCGCTGCCGGATCGTGACCGTGCTCGAGCGACAGGATCGCCAGCGTTTCCCATTTGGTTCGCGGGTCGGCGAGTTGTTCGCGAAACTTGGCGCGGTCGCGTTCCAACACCGGACTGAATCCAGCGGTCGGCGCTGTGTCGGTGCCAGCGAGTCTGCCTTGCCGTACCTGTTGCTCTGTCGGCGCGGAGACCTCGTCGGTCGAACCTGGGGCCGGCCCCATCGCGCCGCCGCTGCTTACGTTGCGATCCCACTCGTCCTGAGTTGGCTGCGCGTATTGTCCAGGCTGGCCGCCCCGATGCGCGGCACGAGCGCGTGCATAGGGACCGAGTCCAGCGGTCGGAGCTATCGGGGCAAATTGGCGCTGCGGGTAAGCCTGCTGCACGACCCTTTGCAACGGGGCACCCCCACCGCCCGCCGTCAATCCGCCCAGGCCGAGCATGTTCATAATCGCCTGCAACAGTGGAGGCACACCGCCGCCGCCTGCTGCCGGTAGCTGCGCTCCCCTGGGCACCTGTGGCTGTGCAGCAGCAGGAGCTGCGCCGCCACCAGATGGAGCTCGAGGAGCTGGTTGACCGCCGCCAGCTGGAGGTGCCGCTCCAGCTGGCTGCGGAGCCGCAGCGGCAGGCTGATCGACTGCAGCTGCTGCACTGGGTTGTCCTGCTCTTGCTCCCGGCTGCGCTCCCGCTAACTGAGCTATGAGCTGCGGCAGTCCAGGCTTATCGCCACTGAACCCGCCCAAGCGATTAACCGGCTGCTGCGCTTGATCGCCGCCGAATCCGGTCGGACCCTGCGAGGCACCGGGCGGCTGGGCAAGATCGCCCCTGGCACTGCGATCGACCGTTTGCTGGTCGCCTTGCGTGGTAGCTCGATCACCTTTGCCGGTGCGGTCCACCGCTTGGTCCTGTCCGCTTGGGTCTCTTTGCGCCTCTGCAACGGCGGGAGTGCTGGCAAGATCAGGTGTTCCAGTCGGGCTGAATATCCCGCCCGGTTGAAATAGGGCGGGATCGAACCCGCCGCTTGTCTCGCTCGTGCTTCCACCCAAGAGCGGCGTATTCGAGAGGTCTCCGACCAGACTGGAAAGGTCGGTTGTCGCGCCGCCGCTAAAATCGGTCGGAGTAGTCGCTGGTCCGGCAGGAGTCCCGGAGCTGCTTTGAATCAATCCACCAAGACTGCTCTGCGGGTTCATGCGCTTGCCGGATTCAAAAAGTTGTTGGCAAGAGTGTTCAAGCCTGATCCCAGGTTGCTAAAAGCTTGCTGCTGGTTGCGGTTCGCCGCGTTCGCCGCATTGAGCGCTAACTGTTGAGTACTCAAACCGGCTTGCGTTCCGGTTTGCTGCTGTTGCAGTTGTTGACCGCCAGAAACTTGTTGTTCTTGGATGGCCTGACTCCGATTTGCTTGTTCTAGATTCGCCGATTCAGCCAGTCGCTGCAGCTCGTTCGAGCCGAGGTCCTGCGCTTCCATAGTCGAGCCGCCAAGGCCGAGCCGCGAATAGATGTCGCGCGTGCGCGTGTCCTGCTGCCCGCCTAGAAATTCAACGAGCGCCTGTTCGTCCGGCGTGAGACCGATTGAGCTGAGATCACCGAACGAACTCGCGGCAGTCGGAAGCGATATCGGAGTGAAAGGATTCGTGATGTTTGGGATGTTCGAGCTGGTGAGGCCGGTAATCCCGGCAATGCTTTGAACGATGCCGCTCACTGTCAGCCTCCTCTGAGATCAATCTCAAACCGCGGGCTGATCTCGCGCGCTCCTACACGCAACGCCAACGCTCCAACATCATAAGCCGTGTCAGTGTTGATGCGCCAGCGCGCGGCGTTGCGTTTCCGTGCCCAGTCGATGGACGACCGAAGCAGTTTGACAACCTGCCAGCTGCAATTTTCCTCGGCGCAGATACCTACGACGTTGACCTCTGGCTCGCCAGGAATCCACGGCAGCACAGCTGTGAGCGCCACCAGGAACGCATCGTCAGTGCGCGCCGCGTAGGTGTTCAGCGCGTCTTTAACCACGACGATGCGGAACCACCGCTCAGTAGTCGCCTGATCATAGTGCGACGGATACCGCTTGCCGAAAAGATAGTGCAGCCAGGGGAGATCGTCCTCGACCAGCAACCTCACCAGAACGGGAAGGTCAGCACTGGCGGCAACGTATCCATCGCTATCAGCTGCTCTCGATGGTTCGCGAAGGTCCACCATGCACGCTGCCTTCGGTCATTCAAATTGATATCTATCAAATTCTGTGTCTCAGGAACACTGGTCACCAATGTGCCAGGGTAGGCAGGCGGGGGTGCCTCGTTCCAAGTCGGCATTGTCGTGTTTGCATCGTTCTGCGCCTGCTGGTGCGTGAGCAGCCACATCGTATTCGGACGGAAGGGGTCGATGAAATACGGTAACACCGAAAAGCGGTTGAGCGGAGACATAGCCCCGAGCTGACGCCTGTGCGTCATTGCTTCCTCGAACCAGAACATGGTTCGCTGAGCAGGATCGGCGGGCATCGCCAGCAACGACGCAGTGGACATCCGTTATTCGGATCGACGGCTTTCACGCGACAGCAGCGACGAGGCTTCCTGATTCGGCGCTCGGTCGTTGTGCGAACCGATCGGGTCAAACCCGCGCGGCGTGACGCGATCCATGCCGTAGTCGGATGCGTTGCCGTCCTTTAGAAACCCTTTTGGCCCTACGCGGTCCTCTGTTCCCAAACGCAAAGGCCCTGCGAGTGAGCGAGTGGATTTCAGAATCCCGTCCGGGTGCTGAAAGTAGCCCGTTGGATTCCCTCTCACCCTCGGCCATTCGCCTTGCTTCCCTTCATGCTGTGCCATTAGCGCCTCCCTTTGCGCCGATGTCGGCGCGCTTTGCGGAGGTTACGCCGAGCGGCAGCTCGTTGATGTTTGGTTGCCATTGACCAACTCCTGCTAGCGGTCGCATCGGGAGTTTGATGACGCGGAGCACGTCAATAACCTCCTCGACGCTTCGACAGACCCAGACTGGGACGCCAGCATATCCCAATCTGCGGATGGTCTCTTTCTGATCGGGCGAGACGGCGTTCTTGCCTGTCTTCAATTCGATGCCATAGCACCGTTCTTCGTAGAACAGCAGCATGTCGGGCATCCCTGGCTTCAAGCCGCTTTTCTTGAGTCGCTGAGCCATCATCGGGCTAAGCACTCCCCAGCCAGCCGGGAACGTCGTGTAGAAAGCAGGCGGTAGCAGAATCCAGTCGAGCAGCTGCGCTACTGCCACATGCAGCTGGTCCTCTTTGGGTCCGCGAATGATGCGAGTCGTCACCGCCTCGCACCCCTTACCGGGCCGGTTCGCCCTCCGATGCGCGGCGAGCGCCCGCGCCGGTAAGGCGCTCGTAAACCGAAGCGTCTGCTTGGTCGGCGGATTCCTCGGATACGAGCCATCACTACCTGCCTCCTCGCCGCGAGCGCCGATACCGTTGACCGCCGCCGTGTGGGCTGCAGTCTCTGGCGTAGGTGGCGCGAGTTCGCGAGGCAGGCACCTCGGTTCTCGGGCGACGGGTTCCCATTCGCCCAGCCGGGTCCACGCGGCTGCGCGGCCCGAGATCGGTGTCTCTTGCCATCAAAGCCTCCGCATTTTGCGCATCGTCGCGCGGGACGACATGTGCGGTCCCTTGCGATATGAATTGGGTCGGGGGACGACGGGTTTGAACGGCCGCGCATCCCCCGGTCTGAGGGGATTAGCCTGCCTTCTCAGATTCCGCGCATTGTTGAACGCTGATCCAATACGCGGAGCAGGCATTACCGTCTCCGTCCGCGCCGCCTGCGACCACCGCGCCTGCGGGCCTTACGTCCTCTTCGTGCCATGACATGGCTCCCTGTTTGAGGACAAAACCTGTCCCCGGTTTAACGACGACGCCGCGCACGGATACGACGTGCGCGTCGTGTCATTCTCAGTCTGCGGCTACGGCGTCTTGCCATTCTGCCCTTCTCCTCTTTCGAGTGCGGTGTTTACGCCCCAAACAGGGTGCGCTCGTCAGCGGCTACGTGTAGCCGCTCGATGATAAAATCAGGCGAAACGCTCTCAAGGTCAATACCCGCCCAGATGCCCGAAGCCTCAATCGGCTGTGGCTCGATTGAGTCGGCGACTCCTCGAGTAAGCTGGAAACCAATATCCTGCGTGCCACCCGGAACACCGCCGCCGCCTGCCGTGATGCTGCCGGTAAGCGAAACACCGCCGCCGAAGATGTCGGTGAACTCAAGGAACAGCCGTTTCCAGTTTTTGATCGTGAGCATTGCCGGTCCAGTGCCGCGCAACCTTTTGGTCGAGAATCGTTTGACCAGCGCGGCGTCCGGTTGATTGAACAATCGGTAGAGACTTGTGCCATCCGTACCGTAAGGGATGATGACGCTGTTGTCCTCGTAGCAGCCGATCTGCGTGAGATTGTAGGTCTGACTCATAACGCACCACTGCTCGCCGTTCCAAGCCAACAGCATCGGCCGCTTACGTTTCCACGGATCGGTGAACATCCCGTTGAGCAGCAAGATGCGAAATCCGAACATCGTCATTTCGCAGAACGTCGGCATAAACGTGCTGGCGTCGAGCGTCGTGTAGATGCTCGTCACCTTCTGGCTGATCAGCTGCGCATCAGCGCCTGTCATTTCATAGATGCCACCACGACCGGCCTGCGGGTCGGTTTCCGCGCCGTTGCGCGGATCGCCATTGCACATCACGAAATAGCGGCCCCAGCGACCGACCGGGCGTGGGAATCCGTGTCCCACCATAGGATCGAGATTCGAGTAGGTGAAATTCGTAGTGAACGGCGAAGTAGGACTGCCCGCCCCGGAGAATTGCAGGTTGCTGATGATGTCTGTGGAGCTGTCGCCGAAAACGTACATGTAGCCAGCGTTCGCGGCGAGGTCCATGTAGGCGTAGGTCAGCTTGTCTCCGTAGTAGCCGAAGCTGCCACCGCCGAGCGTGGTCGAGAAATTCGCGCCGTTGCTTGGAGCCGAGAAGCTGATGACGTTCTTGCCGGCAACCCATAGCCGCTCGTTGTAGACCTCCATGCAATAGATACCGGGCAAGCCCTGCGGCATCGGCGAGATCGGATCGACGCCGGGGACTTCATTGCTCAACCATTCGGGCGAAGGATCACCGGGCGATGAGAGTGTCGTACCGTCCCAGGCGTAAAGGCCCCTTGGCGACCCGATGACTATGCCGCCCTGCTGGCCTATCCCGCTTCCGCCCACTGCGGTCCAGGTTAGATTGAATGTCGCCCCAGTGCCGGCACCGCTGGTTGAGACTTGTGCTACCGGATTTGCAGGAGGTGTCGTCGTCGCCGAGATACTGCCTCCGTTTGTGATCGTGACAGTGGCAACAGCACCAGCCGTGAGAGTGGCGACCGTGACGACAACTCCATTGCCGAGAGTGATCGTGTCGTTGGCAACATAACCGGAGCCGCCAGCTGCGGCGGCTGCCGCTGTGACGCTGAGGGTTGCAGCACCAAGCCATTGGGGTCGCCAAACCTTGATCGAGGCCCAGTAGTTTGGTGCAACGGGATTCCAGACTACCCCGATGCGAGTCACTGCAGCTGTGTCGAGATCAACCTCATCGACGTTGCCATCGGACAGCATCATCCAACCCATGCGCCCAGGCGGCGGCGCGGCGAACTGCGACGTGTTCTTGCCGTAGTATCCGAAGAAGATGCGCAGAATGCTCGTGCCAGCTGGCGCAGTGTAAATCGGCGCGGAAGGACCCCAGCAGGAGCGCAGGCTACCCGGTCCGATTGAGTACAAGTTTTCTTGCCAAAAGAGTTCTTGATCGTCTATCGAGCCGCGCGGGACTTGCTGGTTTAGCCCCCTCCACAGCTGCAGAGTTATGATCTCGGGCGGGTTTGCGCTCTGTGTTGACATCGTATCTCCACAAACGGTAGAGCGATCCGCGCCCGCGAGTGGCTGCAATCTCGTAGCCCTGCGGACGCAGCTGCTTGTTGGTGTGCCAGATTAGAACGCAGATCGTGTTTGGACTATCCGGCCCGCCATTGGGATCGTCACCATAGACTAACCAGATCAGCTGGTCCCGCGTGATGCCATGCGGCCTGCTCGCAAGCACATCGACAATGCGCTGGCGCACCGGGCCGTTCACAAGCAGCTTGTGCGGGCAGGGACGGCCAGAGAGAGGGCATATTGGCTGAACCACGGTTTTTCTCCAAGAAAAAACCGGAGTGTAAAGATAATGCCCTGACTCGTCAAGCCGACCTGATCGTTGCTCCGTAGGGGTTCTGGATCATCTGCGGGCAGACAATCGACGCGCACATTGGCAGATCGCTGTTGAATAGCTGTGCCATCGCCGTCGCATCTTCCTTCCGCTGTTGCCCGAGCAGACACAACACTGTGGCCCAGTAGCTCACGGCGTCGGTCCACGGATAAGGAATTGGCTCCGGGTCGTTATCGGTGAGCAGCGGCGACGGGATGCAAGTGAGGTCCACGTCCATCGGCATCGACTGTGACGGGATCGGCGCGAGATAAATCTGTCCCAGCGGTCCAGCGCCGAACTGCGACCACCATCCCGGCTCGCTCAGTACCCCGTAGAATGTACCGTTGTAGATGCGAAAGCGCGCTTGAAAGTCTGTCCAGATCAGACGCCGCCAAGTTGGTTTCCATCCGCCCACGCCTATTGCGACGGCGAGTGAGCGGCAGTGCAGAACGCTCTGCACTCCAGGCAGCTGTGTTTGAACGAGCGAGTTCCAGTCCGAGAAGGGATAGACCTCTTGGTTCTTCTTAGTCTGCGTACCGGGAGGCAGCACGCGCAAGCAACTAGATGCGCCTGCAACGCGACGGCGGGCCTTGTTGATGTAGCTCGTCAGTCGGGGGATCGTGAAAAATTGCCCCTGCTGATCGTTCAGGAAATCCTGAACCTCGCTGATGTACTGGGCCAGCATGGCCGGATCATATCCCGCTATCGGCGACGCGTCTTGCGCCTGTGCGGCGGCTCCTCCATCACCGGTGAGATACCGTCCCCCAGGACCGAGCCCCCGCGCAGCTCGCCCATTGCGGCGGCTGCAGCTGGAAGCGTGAAGCTCGGGGGTGGGAAAGCTGGTCCTTGCGGCGGACCCCAACCGCCGACCGGCACATTTTGCGTTGTCGCCGTGGAAGGGGGCACGACCGGAGAGGCCCCATCGGTAAAGATGTTGGAAAAGACGATAGGTGGCTTGGGGAATACCGTGGTGAAGGCTGGAACCATATTTGCTGCCGCAGGCACGGTTGCGCTGCCGCTCTTGTAGCTAATCAGCGGTCGGCCAGCCACCGAAGGTGGAACCGCAGCCGCCGCTATGGCTGGTCCGACCAGCACGCCCGGTGGGATCGCACCAATCGGCGGCGGCGTTGGCGGCGGGAAAGTTGGCGGCGGGCCACCTCCTAGACCAAACACCGGAGGGGGAACAATCGGCGTGAAGGCAGGGAACACATCGACCGGCCCGGTCGCCCCGCCGTAGAGAAAGCCATTCGGTAGCGTGCCGGTGCCGCTTGGCGAAGTGACGGACACGCTCACATGACCATCTTGAGTCGCCACCGGCGTATCTGCTGTGATCGAGGTATCGCTGACCACAACCACATTGGTTGCCGGGGTAGCGCCGAAGTCAACGACAGTCGCGCCGGTAAAGCCAGTTCCGGTGATGGTTACCGGGGTGCCGCCAGCTGGCGGACCCGAGCTTGGACTAACGCTGGTAATGACAACGGGCACTGCTCACCTCCGCGCAGTTGGCAGCACCTGTCTGGCCGTCCGTGCCACTGAACCCGGTGCTAACCAGGGCGATGGCGGCGGCGGTCCAGGCGGGCATGGCGCGGTCCCCCGTATCATTCCGGTTCCGGCGGCGCGCGACTCGCTCTCGAAGGCGCGCGGCGGTCTGGCGAACGGGAAGCAAGGGTTAAGCTGCTGAGCGTAGAACGGGTCGAGAAGATGCGAGCACGGGATGACGTAGTGTGGCCATCGCGCAGGGCACGCAATAAGTCCTCCCACCGGACGGGAGAATGGCGGGCAGGCACACGGAAAAGTCCCCCATCCGCTCATCTACTACCTCGTCTTATTATGGAGGAGGTGGAAGCGGGAAGCCCGCTGCACCCCCGGTAATGCCGCTGATGATGATGCCGGTGCCTGGTTTGCTGCACACGAGATTGAGCGCAGTGAGGCTCAGTCCGACACTGGCGATCTGTCCTTGCGGGATGGTCGAGTACCATCCAGTCCAAGCAAAATTAGCGTCCTCGTGGATAACCAGGGTGATGTAGCGACTGTTGAATCCAATAGCAGTCCCAACAGGGCAGTTGAGGTCGAAGAAGATCGGCGTGTCGCCAAGCAGTAGTCCTCTAAAGCCGGAATTAACCGGGTCATCCTTGCCCCACCGAGAGCTTGGGTCATTGTTGTAGCGTTCCACGCCCATGAAATCGGTCAGTAGTGTTGTCCAGTCCTCGATTGACATCACGACGAAATCCAGCGCCTCGCCGCCGCTGTGTTTCACAGCCTTGAGCAGTTCAGGAATGAAAGCTGCGCGGGTGAGGACAGGGCCAGCGGCCGCGACGCTGAGACCGGCCCAGGTCGGGTATGTGCCTCGGTCGAGTCCACCGTAGACGCCAGTCGCGCCGTAAGCATCATTGAGCGAGAACATCTGCAGTACGTTGGCGGTGGGAGGTCCGAACAGGGCTCCTGCCAAGGCAGCGAGTGCCGAGTTTTTCAAGTCATTGAGTTTGAGCATCAGACGCGAAGCAACGGCGATAGCGTCCTGCGTCACGAGCTGTTCCAACCCGAGCGAACTGACCGGAGTGGCGAGCGCGCACATGTTGAACTCGGCGTTGATGGTAGCGGCAACGTCAGTGGGCAAATTGAATTGACCGGCCGGCCCGATCCAACTTGACGTGACGTATTGGCCGGTCTGCACCGGCTGCGTGTAGGGCGAGACGCCGCCCGATGCGCGGATGGCATTTCTGAGGAGTAACGCCAGGAGGGGATTTTGCCGGTAGAGCAAAATCACGACCATCTGGGCGAACACGCGCCGAACAGTCGCTTCCAGTTCCAGCCCGATGGGGCCGGACGGAATCAGGCCACTGCCGAGGATGGGCATTAGAACCTCCGGTTACGCTCCTGAGCTTGTTGCTCGTTGAGCGTTTTCAGAATCTCGTTCCGTCCCCACTCCTCTGGGTCTTTGGCTATGTCGGCGAATCCCGGTGCCTTCTGGTGATTCCATCGCTGGTTATCGAATGTGGGTTCGCTCGTTTTTGGTTCCTTGGCCGCCATGTAGCTCGCGGCAACCTCGTAGTCGCCGATGTTGCGCTCAACCATCAGACCTTCCAGCCGCTTCATCGCATCGTCGGTGAAGCCGTAGTCGTCTTGCGTGCGTTTGCGCGCATTGGCGATACGGTCATCCTCCTCCTTCTGCTTCTTCTTGGACTCGGCGTCATCGCGCTCTGCCTTCTCTTTGGCGAAGCGTGCGTCAACCTTCTCCTCGATGTCGTAGTCGGGGATTTGCAGCGTGGGATATTTGCGCTTGATCAGCGCTTTTGCCTCACGGCTCAAAGCCGGATCGTTATAGATGCTTTCGACGAAATCGGCTACCTGTTTGCGACTCTGCAAAAAATTGTATTCCTCATCTTCGATTTCGCGCTTGGCCACCTAACCCTCCGTTAGTTGGAGTTGTTCTTGCCGATGATGCTCGGCTGGAGCGGCACGCCGCCCTCAGGCTTCGGCACGACCTTGGAGATCGCGCCCCACTCACTGACCTCGCTTTGGGTGTCCACCTGCAGGACTGTTCGCGGTGGTGTCTCGGGTGGCGAGGTGATCGGCGGGTCGTATGATCGATTCTGTGCCATGGTGATACTCCTCTTGCAGTCGTTGGACCTTCTCCAGACGTTCCCACTGACGCCGGTTCAGCTGACGTTCGCGGCGGCGGCGCATCGGAGCGTAGGTCATTTATCAGGCCCCAGGTAGCGGTGTCGATGGGAGTGGCTGGGTCGGCATCCCCGGCTGCTGTTGCTGCTGGCCACCACCAGCGCCGCCGCCCGGACCACCGCCTGCTCCCTGCTGTTGCATGATCTTCTGCACTAACGGATTTCGTTGCGTGTTGCGCAGCATATCCTGCAGCTGGGTTTGCTGGAGTCCAGCGGTCGGCGCACCTTGGGGCAGATGTCGTGAAATAAATCCGAGCGCTTTGGTGGCGTCATTGTGCGGTTTGCTTCCGGCTTCCAAGTTGGGCAGCGCCTGATGGATGATGTCCACGGCTTGCTTCAACATCATCAGACCCTGCGCCATATTGCCGGGACCGGGCGTCGTGACTGGCGGCTGCATACTGCGGCGTGCGAGCGCCGCTAGAATCGGACCTCCACCGGGAGGGGCTGGTCCGCTCGGCCCGCCAGGGGCTGGGCCACCCTCGCCGCCACCGCCGCCGCCGCCGCCACCACCAGACGGCTCGTCGGTCATGTCAGCGGAGTCGGTGAACGCCATTCTGCTACCCCGGAGTGTCGCGGCTGGGAAAGCTACACCCTTACTTGCGCTTGCGTCCAGCCTGGGAACGACCACGTTCTGGCAGATGCAGCACGTCCCGAATCAAGCCCTCCTGTTTTTCCTGCTGTGCGGCCTTTGCCTGATCCTTCTGGCGCTGCCGCAATCTTGCAAGCAGCAATTCGGCTCCAGGCGGATGCAGCATGTGGATAAGGTCCTCGGAGTCAATCGCGTTTGCGCGTGCAAGAGCAATGGCCACCTGACGGTTATCCTCGGCGAAAGCGGGCGACGCACTATGGCTGTCCACCTGAACCTGGAAATTGTCGGCGAGATCACTGAGCAGAAACTCCGTTCCCTTGTCAGTCTTGTAGATGAAAGCATCCTGCGCCTGCATGAGTCGCAGCGAAAGGTAGCCGCTCTCGGCGAGCTGGCGCTCGATACGCGCCGCTTGGTCGATCAGTCGGGGTGACGATGTTCGCACCAAGGTTTGCGCATGAACGCCAGCCCGGACACCGGGCTCGCCCTGTCCAGACATGATGGGGCTGAACCCGGAAGCCTCATCAAACATTTTCCAGATGAACTCCAGCTCCTCAAGGTAGTTCTCAGGCGGTGGGTCAAGCAGCTTCTGAGATTTGGCATTTGGATTCGGATCGTTGAGAAAGCCACCCTCGTTGATGATCTTGAAATACTGCTCCTCGGTTATGCTCGTGAAACCGGACAACACTTGCGGAGCTGCGACGTTGCGATCCCACAATATCTTGAGGTCGCGCAGCCGCTTGTTCAGCAAGTCCTGCAGCATTTGCACGTCGGCAACCAGCGAGCGTCCCCAGAAATAGCCGGGAGTTGTCTGACCCTGAACCTTCACAAACGGATGTCGTCCTGGGATGCGCGACAGATTGCGCCGAGTGTCTTGGCCTTCCAGAACGATGTCAGGGTAGACAAATTGGATGGTGGTGTAGTCGCCCTCGTGGTCCTGGTCCTTGACCCACAGCTCGCAGTGTTTGACGGTCGGGGCCAGCCTACGGTTAGGCCGCCAGGGCACAGGCGTGGGAAACACGTTGACGATACCGGCAGCTGACGAGGGCGCATCGTTGACATTGCCCAGCGGCTGCAGCCCACCGACAACCATTTGATGGAAATAAGTTGGTTCCTCGTCCTGTTTGGTGGTGCGCCTCGCTTCTTGCTCCAAGCGCGCGATAATTTTATTCGCGTCCGGGTGTTTCGCTTCTCGCAGCATCGAACGCAGTCGGGATAAGCTCGGATAGGAGACGTGGCAAAACGCCTCCTGCTCGTCCAAGCTGAGAATCGTTTCATTCAGCACACCGAAATTCTGCGGATGAACCGGCGCGATCTTGAAACCCTCGTGGTCCGGTACATGCTTGAGCAAATACGCGCCGTTCACCAGAGCCCACACCACAGACTCGGCAAAGGTGATGTCTGAGTCAGTCTGGCGATAGTCCGCTGTCAATTTCTCCGACACGACCTGCGCACGGTCGAGCATGTTTTCTTCTTCGGTCGAATCAAAAACGATCTGGTACCGCACGTCAGTTGGCTGCATCAGGAATCCAGCCAGCTTGTCGATGAACGGCTTGATCTTGTTGTAGATAGCGGCGCGATTGTCGTAGGTTCCGCTGTAGTAGTACGCGCCAGCGCGAGTGTAGACCATCCCGCGCTCCTCTGCGCTGGCCATGCACTCGTCTGCCAGCTCTTTCACCCAGGTTACAAAATCGACCGGGTTGTGAGGGATGCGCAGCATGTCACCACACCTTAATCGCCCTTCGTTTCGAGGCTGCGATCAGGTCTGGCTGCGCGCCAGTTTTCAGAGCGTTCTGTAGAACGTCAAGACCGTTGCCGTGTCTGAGCCGGGTATCGCGGCCAATGGTGATCGCCTGCTCCAGCATCCCTTGCGCCCCAGCCCATGTGCTTGGAACAACCCCGGCAGTCTGATCCTTGTAGCGGACCGTGGGCGCTGTTTTGTACTTGTCACGCTGCATGTCAGCAACGTGGTAGTCGTTTGCCGCGATGTCTTCGGCAAGTGCTGCAGCTCGCGAGCGTACCGATCCCCCGATGGCGACCGGCTTGAACTCTTGGCGCATTTCGCGCTCTTGACACATTGGGCACTCTGGCGGCGGCGCGTCCCAGTCGTCCGCCGACAGCACCACTTCCATCATGTGGTTGCACTCGGCACAGGCGTAGGTTCTGACAATTGGCATTCTTAAAACGTCTCCCTGCGCTCGCGTGCCTTGCGATTGATGAACTGCATATGCTGACTGAACGCAAACGATAGCATCGTCCCGACATTCTGTGGGGGCCGCTCGCCCTTGACTGAGTCCCAAGTCAATCCGCGTGCCACCAACCCAGCTCGCCTCCACTCAATCCAGGCATGATGTCCGAGAACGAGAGCTGAGACTAGATCATCGCTTTCGCCGGTATCCGGCCCAGCTCCCAGCCAGCCCTCGTCTTCTACAATCGCTTGAATCTGGTTGATAAGCCGAATCGACCTGATCTCCAAGCGGCGCAGCATCATGCTGTCGCGCAGCTCGCTGTAGATTTGCCGCTTGTTGTCCTGATTCTGCTTCCAGGCGATCACGTTGCCGGCGCCGCCCATTGTGTCGGGCCGCTTGTAGAGAAACCAGCGAACCGCGCCGATCATGTCTAGGATGCCGGCTGCTTGGGTGTCACCTTGCAAAATTCCGCGCTCGGCAAGCTGACGCAGATTGCGCACCTCGGGGATCACAGCTGCGCCTACCCCCGTCACCTCAAGATTCGCAAGGTGATCGCGGTATGCTCCCGCAAGGTGCGCTAACACCCAGGCGAGTTGGTATGTAAGTGGACGGTTTGACCTGAACTCGGCAACTTGCACGACCCGGTCGGCATAGCAGCGCAGGACCTCGATAGCGTGGTCGTCCGATTCCCCGCCGCCGCCGCCTGATGGGTCGATACCGATGACATAGACGCCGGTCGGTTCTGGCGGCTCCCAGACTTTCAGCATTGCCTCGTCGCGATCGGTAGTCTGCTCGATGCGGCTCGACAGGAACCCCTCATCGAAAATGTACTTGTAGCCCTGATAGGGCGGGCTGACTGCGAGCGATTCACTGATCTCGAGAGTGCGCTTGGCCGGGAAAAAGCCGGAACCAGAAGCGATAAAACATTCCCTCTCGTGCCAGGGATAGTGTCGCAGCATGTACTCCTCGGCGCGAAACTCAGCCTCGCGCCGCCACCATGCGATCTGCTCTGGTTTGACTGTGACGTTGTACTCACGCTTGCAGAAGCGCGCCCGCGCGATCTCGTCCTCGGTCAAGCTGCCGTCCCAGTAAATCTTGTAGTCGGGGTCAGATTTCGGGATTGCGTAGGTAGGGTTTGACCAGAAGCCAACAAAGATGAACCGCATGTGGCGGTCCTGTTTGGCCTGTTGGACAAAGTTGTAGAACCAGTTGAAGCCGTTCGCGACCGATTCCCAGATGTAGAGGCGGTGCGGGTTCTGCCGCGCGAGCGATGCCTTGAGCGATTCCACGCCAGCGAGCGAGCGCCACAGCGAACACTCGGTCGCGTGCATCATGTTCAAAGCACGAGACGCGCCCAGGTCGGGATTGTTCGCAGCGGCTAGGAGGTCGATGATCGAACGATTCGCAAAAGCCATCCCCGTCCGATTGTTCTGAACTAGCTTATGCTCCGACCCCCGCCATTCGTCCGGCAAAGTCTCAAGCAGCGCCGCGAAGATTCGACGCAGCCGCTCCAGGTTGTCCGTGCGGTCGGCAATGATCGCGCCCTGTACGCCAGGATTTGCGAGAGCCCAGAACAGCTCGATCACGCTGCATACCGTGGTGATCGCAACTTGCCTGCATTTTAGGACAACGAACTCGTGGACGCCTTCGTTGAGGCCCTTCGCGACGGCGTCGATGACAAGGCGCTGCGAAGGCCAAGGATCGACGTGGCAGCGTCCGCGTTCCTTTGTGTCAACCTCGACCGCGCTCAGAAGGTCGTAGAGACCCTGCCTGATCGTGGCCATGCGCGCCTCCTACCGTTGACGCCGCGACCGTAGCATAGCTGTCTCCGTCCCGGCGAGGCTGTCGGCCGGCTAGGTAGGGTTGGCGGGAGTCGGCTGTCGTGGCGGCAGGAGTTGGACTCATTGCTGTAGCCGCTTGGAATTGACGGAGATACTCATCAAGCTCGTGCAGCAGCTCAGTGATCCCCTGCAACTGCAACCGCACCTCCTCGATTACATCCTCGGTCGATTTGCTCATTCCGGCCTCCTGTGTATAGTTTGCCCGCTGGCTAGGCCCTCTGGCCAGCGTCCCTACTGTTGGTTTGGGTATCTTGCGCCGCCTCCTCCCCAGAAGGCGGCGCAATTTTTAATCGCACCCCCCGTCCATCGCGGAGCACTCGCAAAGATACTCCGCACAAGGACCACGATTGTATAGGCAGTCGTCATGGTGCATTGAGCCAGAGTGTCCGCAGGTGATGCAGCGGGGATATGCCATTTGCCCGCGGAACTTTTGCTCGGCAACAACGCCTTGGATGCGGCTTACGGAAATCTTGTGTCTGTCGGCGAGAACTTTCGCAGGTTCTCCCCACACGCTGCAAAGATAAATCTGCTCATCGCGAGCTCTTACTTTCTCTCGACGCAACTCCCTACGCTCGTTGGGGCGAAACTTGGGTTTATCGCTGGGCGGTGGTTTGCGCGACCGCAGCGCTTCTTGAGCGATGGATACCGATTCCGGCGCGCCGGATGCTATTTGCTCGAGCGCCGTCCTGTATCGCGCGAACGTCGTCTGTTTGATCACACGAACCTCCTGACCAGCTGCTCCCAGCGCCGATCCTTGTCGAGATCGGATTCGTGGTAGCGGCGCGCAGCTGACAAGGCGGTGGCCTGCGAGGCGTGCGAGCTGATGCAGGCATCGCCGTGGGAGCGCTGTGCAGTCACGATCCAGCGCCGGTTGTGCTTATAGACCCGGTAGCGACCTAAGAGGATCACCTGTTTCATTTTGGGACTCCGGTGGGCAGAATTTTTTTACTTTTTTTCAGCGCCGATCTCCTCGAAAGAGACCACCTTCAGGTGGACGACCTCGGTGCGATCCATCAGGCAGTCCCCGCAGGAAACAGTCGGGGCTGGCTTGGATCGCAGCTCGATCCGCTCAGCTGTCCGATTGCAGCTGGGGCAGACCATGTAGAAGCGGTAGGCCATAGCTCAATCTCCTTGGAATAGGTGCATGGGTCGGGACGATTGCGTGGAACATGTCCACCGCCACTGGCGGGCCACGGCTTCATCGTCCCTTTGGCATGACTCCGCGATGCCCATGCTCACCTCGGCGAATTGCCGCCAGTGGTAAGATTTTTTCTTTTATTTTTTTTCGCTTTTATTTTGCGGTGTTGCAAGTGCGCCCACTTGGCCAAGTCCAGCATGGCCTCGCTGTAGACGCGCTCGGTGATTTCACCCCGCGCGAGCCGCGAGTCGAGCGCGTCCGCCATTTTGAGGCCGCGCTCGAATATCTCGTCTGCGCTGAGAGGCGGGCGAGGTGCTTTCAGCTTTTTCATCGGCCCTCGCTTTCCGCGACGTGCCGCTGGTAGTAGTCCTTCAAGGACTGCGCCACGTTCGCGATGGTCTCCCAGTCATAGGTGACAGGTTCCACCTGCCGCGAGTAGAGCGGGATCACCCGGTCGGTCAGATGCAAGCGCCACTCGCGGACGGGAAACGGTGCGAGGAACTTGTGATACTGGTACAGCTCGCCTGTGTTGATTGTGAACAGTTCGAGGTCGTGTGCTTCGATAGCGCGCATGTTTCAGCTCCTTTTGCTTGGGTTGGCGTTCTAGGAAGCGGCGCAAGTCCTGCGCCGCTCGACTGGAACGTCAGCTGTGCGTGTAACCATCTGTCTCGATTCCCAGCCACATCCCTTTCCACGGCAGCATGATGCAACCGGACCTGTCGAAATATCCCTGGACCTGTTTGCGAAACCGCCGCCATTGGATGGAAGGCACTTTGACTATCTCGTCGCGGCTCCAGTTGTGGCAGTGCGGGCAATAGGTGCCGCTGTGGCGCGTGGTCGGGGTGATCCATCCGGGGAAATCCCGTTGAAACACACGGAAAAGCGCCTCACGTTGTTTTCTTGTGGTCCTAATCATGTTCAATTTCCTTCTACGGCGTGATTGCCGACAGTGCCGCCCGGTTTGAGCGGCACTAGCTGCAATCAAGCAGCTTTCGCTAGAGGCGTGCCCAACTGCACACCGTCGCGCTCGAACCAGCATTCTAGAATAGCTGGCGTTGTTTCAAAGCGCCGTGCGCAGTAAGCCGCGAGTCGAGTAGGGTCCATCAGCGAGTCGTGCTTCATTCGAAACACGGCATCGCGCAACGGCGCGGGGATCAGGTATCGGCGGCGCGACACATGCGCTGCGATTGAAAGCCGCTCGCCCCTTTGCCAGTCTAGCTTCTCGTCGCTATCGCAGTAGCACGACATGCGCGTGACCTGTCCGTCCGCGAAGCGCGCAACGAACGTCGGACCAACGCGATCCTTTTTGCGAGACGCGCGAGGCTTGGAGACTCGGAAGCCCGCTAGCTTCACGACTTTCAGTGCTTCTTCTAGTGACATGTCACAGTCCTTTCTGCTTGGGGTTGTAGATTCGAAATTTTTTGAATTTTTTTGTCAATTTTTTTTCTTGATTTTTTTTTCGGCCCATTTTCTGGGGAGTCCTCGGCTCGGCTCGGCCTCGCGCTCGGCGAGGTCGGACGGGGTCTCGCGGTCTTAGCTGCCGAGTCGAGCCCGAACAGCTAAATACCGCTCACGCGTTGCGATTCGTGCTTCTGTTCGTGCGCTGTACCCACCATCGTGAAAGCGCTTTTGCTCATTGTGGCAAGGCCAGCAAAGAACGAGTCCAGTAGCCTTGGCGTGTAAACAGAGCGGACACGTTGTGTCCGCTCTCACGTGCGGATTGTCGATCATGACTCGCCTCCCGTCACATACCGCGTCCACCGGCCGTTGCGCTCGATCAGGGCATCACAGCGTGCGGTTAATTCGTCGATCTTAGCGAATGCAGCTGCCAAGTCCGGCGGCGATTCCGCGCTCTGGAAACTATGTGGAACTGGAGGCGTAGGCGGTTCCGCTGGCGGTTCCGCTGGCGGTTGCGCGGGCCATGTTGGCGGTTTGACGCCATGCCAAGTTTTACCGCGCTGCAAAGCAATCAAGTCCGCTAGGTTTGCGGGCATGTTCGACTCCTTGTTTTGCTGAGATTCGGCAGAATTGCCGACAAGGAGGCGCGGGACTTACCGCGCCGCCTTAGCTGCAATTACGCCGCGACTGGAACGCGGTCTTTAATCAGCGGCATCAGGATGCCCATTGCACGCTGTTTCAGCTGATCGCCACTGCCAAAGTTGGCAGAGTCGAATCGCGCCGCGTCCTCGTTCTCGCCGCCGCGAGTCGATCGTTCGTGGTCGGCGTAACGAGTCACAGCCTGGAGTCCGCTCCACGCCGTGAACTTTTCCGCGCCTTCCGCGACCGAGCGGTCATGCGCGCTCGCAAGCGCTGCTAGCTGATTCTGTTTGCGAGTCGAAATATCCTCGAGCTTTTCACTCTCGGCGATTTCGAGGCACTGTCGGAAGAACGACAGCATGGCATTTGAGTCCAGGTGGACCGTCGCCATTGCATCGCCGATTAGCTTGAAGCGCTCGGTAGCAGCTGCCAACTTGCTTAGCTCGCGCTTGACGCGGGCGGCGTCAAATCGCGTGTTGTGGCGCGTCGTTATGTTCGGCGTTTTTTCGCCGAGACCGACTGCCATCGTGTTCTGGCATACGACGCGGGTTAACAGGATTTTGTTGCGCGTTGCCAGTGAGCCGTCGAAAGATGTGGCCATAAGCAGTCGCGCCAAGTGCCGCTCGCCAGCGACTGTGATTCCGTCGCCGCCGTTCGGCGTGAACTTGGCCGTTGCCCATATCCGTTCGCCTTGGCCAAGGACTCCTGCAACATCCAGCTGGAACCGCGAATCGTCCGCGATGTAATCGCGAAACCATTCCAACACAGTGATTGGCTGTACTATCTGATATCCATCCGATACGTAGCCCAAGATGTGGCCATTGTCGGACCGGGCAAGAAAGCGCTGACCGGGAACCTCCACAATCCGCGACTCTGCCGGGACATGCTCGAATGCCTCGCCTTGCAACACCGCAAGCGCGGGCACCATTACCGCCGTCCAGTCGAGACCGGCGCGGTGCGCCCATTCCTCTAGCGGCTCGCCGGGAAGCATCTGTTCGCCGAAGCGGTGCCAGATGTCGTTGCGGTCGCCGATGAAAGCCATAGATTGCACGTTAGCTGACATGTTCTGACTCCTTCTCAATTTCGGCACTATGCCGCTTAAACCGCGCCGACTGGACGCGGCTTAGACTGCTAGTGCTCTAGAGGAAATCGGCGCGTTGCCGCGCCGCAATCGTACCCCTTGCAATGGCCGTGTTTCACGCGGCCCGTTTCATCGCTCGAGCGCTTCTAGCGCAGGGCATTCGTCACTCAGCGGTGCAGGGCACTTGAGCGGCGCGGCGCGGTCTATGCGAGTTTGCGACGGCGGCGCGCGATGTGGCCGGACTAGGGCGAGACAAGTGAGTCGGCTCAACCTCCCATCACCCCACAACGGGGCGGCACTAAGATACTCTCCCATCTCGACAAGTCAATACCTTGACGCCAAGAATATCGCTTGACACGGCGCGCGACTTGTGTCTTGGCCGCTCG